TTTGCCATATCATCTGTAGATAATATATATTCTAAATATAATACCGGATAATCATCAATTGGAGCTTCGCGCGCTAATACAGGAACCATATTATCGCCATCAAACCCAGTTCGCCATGGTAATTCTCTTCGGCGTAAACGCATATTTACTGTAGTAGGCCCGTCTTGGTAATAAGCTCTAAATTGAACAGCGATCTTAAAACGTAGAGTTTTCTTTTGTCTCTTTAACGTTTCTATCATATCCGAAGTTATAGTAAATGTACCTGGTTGTGTTTGTTGTCCTCCCGTAAATATTATTCTCGTCCATCCTGACTTACTGCCATCTTCGTAATACCAGCGAACGTTATCACCTTCATTAACTAATCCAACTCGCTGATACGTAGATGGCTGTTGTCTAGAATCATATGTTGGTGTAACTACTAGTCTCGTAGAAATATTATCTTCTTCTACATTCGAAAGCTCAGCATCCGAAGTACCGGTTATTGTAGTATTTAATGTAAATGCAGAATTAATATCAGATTGTTTTACTTCAACTGGAAATTGATAATAATTAAAATTTGTTGATATTAATTTATTAACGTCTTCAACTAAATAATTTATTTGATTAGTTTCGACTATTAAATCTGGATTCGTGGAACTACTTTCATATAAAATAATATTACCATTTAAATCTCTAGTATTAATAGTAGAATTATTCGATATAACCGTTAATCCGTTTTGATATTTTGTATTAATTGACATTATCGTATCACTTTAAAATAAATTTGATCAGATATATATTGTTCTTCTACGCCGTTAATGAGTTTAAATTCTAAACGATAATAACGTTCAGGCATCAATCCATTAAAATCTAACATTAAATAATTACTAGTAGAATCGCAACTAACTTTAGTATAAATATTATCATATGGAATTATGACTTCATCTGTAGCAGCATCGATAATACTATAATATGTAGTAGATGGTAATCGTTTTACAGTTTGTATCGGAAATAAATTAGTTGCAGATTTTTGTGGAAATTTATCTCGTGTGTATACTCGTATTTTAGAAACTTCTGTTGTTTTATACGACGGTTTAACACTAGTATATATAGAAAATGATTCTGTATTAACTAATGACAACGATCCTGTTGTATATGTGCTATTATCCCAATATACAACCAATCTAGGAACATAAATTGTATGAGTTTCCCGACTGAAAAATCTAATAAACCCAGCTTTACTAGAATCTAATTCATCAGTATCAGAAAACTTTAATAAAAATCCATAATTTGGTATAGTTGCACCATCACTTCCACTTAACCAAACAGCAAACGCATCTGTAACATCGAGTGCTAAGTCGGTAGTTTGATATGAAAATGATTGTGATGTTAATAAACCAGCCTGCGACCCTAATGATGCAGATTGATACATATATGATCCGCCACCAGTAGACCCCCCTGCTGCATACAATGTACTAGTTCCTATCTGAACATTTTGACTACTAGAGAACCACAATGCACCTGATATTGGATATTTCCAAGAAATACCATCGGTAGTAGGATCAGATAAAAATCCAGTACCAGCCTCCCAATCTTGTGCTAATAATTTTGCAACAATATCATATTCAGCTGGTAAATTTTTTGCATGAGATGTATATAAATTTAAAACAAATTTACAGTCATTAACTGTTTTTCCATATTTACTTAAAGATGCCGAAATTTCAGTCGTATTAAATTTAATAACAGATCTAGATTTTTTTAATGTAGAACCGTCAGTATCTAAACGTTTCCCAATTTCTAATACTTCATCTATACCCGTATTATAAGAAGTTGCAGATTCATATATAGTAGAATCTTTATCTGAATAAAATATTTTAAACATTTTAATTTATACCTTTTTAATAGCTAACTACTCTACCTTTAATATCTTGATTTGGAAATTTAACTTCAAATATACTAGGATCTAACGACGGGTAAATTATACCTTTACGCGTAGCATAATTTAAATCATATACATTTCCAGAATACCCTAAATCAGAATCATATAAATTAGCAAATTTAATATCAATAACAGATTGTACTCCTTTAACACTAGCAATCGTGTTTAATAGATCTGATTTCATTATAGGTTGGTTTATTTGCCAACGATCTATATTAAAAAATTGTTTTACTGCATCGATCGCTTTTAATAAAACATCATTGCTATTATAATTTGGTAATATTGAAATTTCAAAATTTACCCCAATATTAATTATATATGCGTCTTTTATATTTACAGCATCTGTTAGAATTCTATAATAATCTAAATATGTTTTTAAATTAGTTTTAATTGCGTTATTTAATTGTGTTAATTGTTTATCGCTGTTATATCCTAATACATACATATTCAATGCTAATGGATTTTGTATACGATCGTTAACTTTTTGTGATATCTGATCATCTGGTACTATATATGCTTTCGCAACACTTCCATATCTAGATGGCATCGAATATGCACGTACAATATAATCATCTCTCGTAACCATTCTGTTTTGAGTTGCGAAATATGACATTGCATTATTTTTAATATCAATTAATGAATCATTTGTTTTTGCCCCAATTGCCGGAGTTTCATTATTTATAATAATTGTACTTTTTATAAAATTAACTAGACTAGAATTATTTATATTATTTACATTATCATTATATTCAATAATATCGATTTTATTAATCGTATTAGAAGGAACATTATCAGAAATTCCATTACCTACTGTATATGTTACAGTTAACGTTGTATTGGCAGGGGCTTGTCCATATGTTCTAGTATATAAGAAATTCGATGGATCTATATCTACATCAACTGATTTTCTAAATCCTGCTAATCCATTTCCTACATTATCCGGATTTGGTATTATTTCTTCATCATTATTTGTCGATATTCCTGCACCAAATTGAATTTCTAATTTGTTATCAGATCTTAATCTTGTTATAAATCTTTTAGCTACGCGTTTTAATTTTAATAAACTGGTAGCACCGGCTCTAAATTTATATAATTCCGGGTCATTTTGTATTAAATTTGGGACATCTTCAAATACAGTATCTTGTGCTAAATATGGAACTTGATACCAAGCATCTCCGTCAGATTCTGTAATCGAAACTATTTCAATTATATTAGTATCTGGTAATACAATTTTGTCATATGGTTTTGGACTATTAAATGTAAATGTAGCTGTTTTTACTTGTCCACTAACTGCCGGAACAGATTTCTTAAGAAGATAGTATGTCGGATTCCCACTCGAATCTAATTCATATACTGATTTTGAAGTAGGATCAGATGATGATGAAAATGAAAAATCTACAGGTTGAGTTGTTCTGAATGCAGCAGTTCCTTGTGATTGTTTTACGCGCATACCAGCTTTAATTGTTAACGCATAATTATAATCAGGTTGATATAACGCTCCGGATGCTGGTATTAATTGAAATACATCTAGATTTACATGTGCAGGAACTGCATTATTAGGACTATACCCTAATGATTTTGCCAAATCAAATATATTTGCACGTTCGGTTGCTTGCGGTAATAAAGATTCTTTAAGATTAGTATCAGCATAAAATGATAAAACATCACCAACATATGCTGCCATTTCCATAAAAACCATACCGGGGTCTGATTCATTAAAATCAGTATATGTTTGTGGAAAATATTGTTTAGTAAAATCTATTAAATTTTTTCTAAACTGACCGAAGTCTTTTCCTAAATATGTTATATCTTTTTTTATTTCCATAATATTACTTATTGTATAACTAAACTACCTAGTTCTGATACAAATATTTGAATTGTTTGTTTACTAAAATTGTTAACACTGAATGTTACAGATATCCTAATCGCATATTCCAAACTAGGATCGTCTTCGAATGTTTTAATATCGATTTGTTTAATTGATATATACGGAAGCCATTTACTTACAGCTTTATTAATCGAATTGTCTATATCAGTTTTAATATTGTCGGATATTGGATCGAATAATATTCTTGCTAAATTACATCCAAAATTAGGCAACATGTAACGTTCGCCTATATTTGTTAATAATAAATTTTTTAAATTTTCTTTAGCTTGTTCTGGTTTATCGTAAATTTTGTCAAATATATTAGTATTACTACCGATCCTAATACCTAATGGTGCTGTATCTATAGTTTCTACGGAAGTTATATTTTCTAAAACAAACCCCATTATTATTTACCTTTCTTTGCATTTATTGCAGACATTAACGCTGAATAATCGCGTGTCATTGCATTTGCAACTTCAGGAGCCACATCATATACCTTACCAGTTTCTGGATCTTCCATGGTAGATGGAGCTGCGTTTATATTTTTCATATTTTGTCGGATCGCACCAAACCCTTGAGCATCTTGCGATGTAAAATTCATAGTTTCATATTCTTCACTCATTAAATCCGAAAAACTATTACCAGTAGATGATTCTATTAATGCTTCGGTTTGATTTAAAATAGATGCCCATTTGTTATCAGTAAATTGTACATTTGTTTTACGTTTAGGTGCCGGTGGTGGGTTTCTATGGCCTGGCATATTTGTTGTTCGATTTGGCTGTTTCATCTCTGTAATTGTAGATTGTAAACCTTCGCGAAGAATTTCTGTT